AAGGTGAGGGGATCCGAAGACCCCCTCTATAGTTAGTTACGACGTCATCGCCGCTTGGACGTATTTCCCGTACTTGTTATGGAACCTATCAAAATTCTTTAGGTCCTTTGGTGAAAATGGAAGTTTGTAAGTTGAAATTGCAACCCTAGTTCCCATCACAACAAGTTCAGTATCGAAGTTGTCCATCATAAAACCAAAAAAGTTATCAGCCATTTTGTTCCAATTTTGGACTTTCTTCTTATACGCCTCTTGTAGTTCATAGCACATTGAAACAGTCAATGAGTACATAGCACTAATGTCTGTTGTCTCCATGCTCTTCACTTTGCCGGACAAAATGTCCGTTGGATTTGGCAATTTAGAAGCAACCTTACGGTGTGCCGCAAATTTTACTGCCAAGCCTTCTCCGACTGCACCTGCCACGAGGTCTGTCAATGTGTTTTCAGGCAGATCGTCATCGAGAAGTTCGCTCACGAAACTCCAACTTCTTGGAGTAGCAAATGCTCTTGAACTGCTCTTAGGATCAAAATCATAAAGATCTTGTTTCGCAAAAGAAACATATCCAACAACATCTGGGTGAATCTTGTTTTCAGTTGCCCACTGCAACCAATCTTCGAAGTCTACTCTCATTTCCAAGTGTACAAATCTGTTGGACAATGGAGCAGGCATTCTGTAAGTAACACCTTTGTCTGTTTCCCTGTTACCCGCCGCTACAATAACAACGTTATCAGGAAGTTTATAAGAACCAACCCTACGGTTGAGAATAAGTTGGTATGCCGCGGCTTGTACAGCCGGAGCCGCCGAGTTCATTTCGTCCAAGAAAAGTACAATGGTCTTATATTTTTTAGCCATTGCCTCGTCTGGCAATTCAACAGGCGGTGCCCATTTCATTGTATTATCGTTGGCGGCATAATACGGCATACCCTTGACATCAGTTGGATCCCATAGTGACAACCTGATATCAATTAAAAATGATTTTTCTAAAGCATCAGTAATCTGTTGCATAATATCAGATTTACCAATACCTGGAGGACCCCATAAAAATAAAGGTCTTTTCTTTTTCATTGCGTGTTGCAGTGCCACCTTTGCTTCATTAGGTGTAACTGTACGTGCTTCTGTGTTTTGTTGTGTTGACATTTTAACCTCTTTCTGTTTAACTAACTATAATATTAATATAGCATCATTATACATATAGTCAACCACTTTTTGTAACTATTTTTGGATTTTTTTTGGATTATTTGTCCAAAATGACTAGACGTTTTCTAAGTCTTTTGCCATTGCTCTTGCTAGGCCGTATTGCTTAATATCACCTGCAAACATCATAAGTTGTAGAGCCATTTTCTCTGAAAGTACATATATGCGTTTTTTTGTTACATAATATGGAGTATCTATAAATTCATCTAGATATAGATAAACTTGTGGCGTAAAATGAATATCGTTCGGAAAATGTATTTCGTGAACTTTAAGATCTGCTTTATTCACTACATATTCGAACCCATCTTTTGTAAGACGTAATCCACTGTCACCTTTGGCTCTGATGTTCTGCCACCATAATATATGATATTTTTTAATTGCTTCTTCTGTTGGTTCTATTTCAGAAGCAATAAGAAAAGTTTTTGTGTATGCTGTCTTTTTATCCATTTAAAACTTCACCGCTAGTTAACTTAACTACCTTAAAGTCTTCTGTATTGAATAACTTGTTTAATTTTTTTGCTAGATTGTGAGCATGACCAGGATTGCTAAAAGATACTTTTTTGTACTTAGGTCCTGGAGTAGGAGATACTGCACTGCTACTTTTTAGGTTAAATGGCTTTCCATTGTAAAATACTGCCCATATGGCAACCGCATCTAGAACTTCTTCACTTCTAAATGTATTCTTGTCGGTGTGCTTTAATAACACGTTAGGTTTAGGTCTACTCATTATATACGTCTTCCGTTTAAAAACTACGTATATATTTATCCTGTTTTAAAGTTTTCCACCGTCCATTTGTATAGATATTGCTTCTTGCTCAGTAGGCTTATTATCCTGAAGTTCTACTAGACGTGCTAACACCATGCTTATGCTGTCTGCGAGGTCTCTGTATTGCTTCTGATCTAGTTTAAGTTCTCTAGTCTGCTTTTTAGAAGCAATTTTTACATTTTGCAAGAAGTCTTCTATTGCGAGAGTATTAAGATTTTTTCGAGACACGTGCCAATGTTTCCTTCATTTCTAAGTCTGTTGTAAAAGGACCTTTAAATGGGTACCTTTGTAGTGTGATAAGTTTAGGGCAAAATGACTTTACCCAACCCTTTGCAAACTGTATGCAGTAATATCCTGCACAATACAGACTTTTGCTTTTCCTACTCTTGCTAAACAACGGTAATCCATCTTTTACATTATATAATGGATTAAATGGTTTAGTGGATGTAGGGTATCCATATACTTCTTTTGAATACAAATCAGTTTGTATTTTGTTTTTTACTGTTTGTTCAAAGAAGTTTTCACCAAATGTCTTGTATATTTCGTCCATGTTGTCGAACTTTATCTTTTCTAGTTTAGTAATAAAGTAATAACAATTGGTGTCCTTTTGTAAAGTGCCAACTTTACGTCCTCTATCCTGTACTATCCAGAATTTATTAGGAACTAACTGCTTGGCTAACATTTTCACCTCCGTATCTCGCGTTCAATGGCTCAGCAAATGACTGTGCCTGATCGCTTATTTTGTTTAAATCATATGACCCTGCAAACTGTACAAGGCGTACTCCAACCTGCTTAATGTCTTTAGGTTGTTCTATTGCTTCTTCAATAGTATCGTTTATAATTTTTCTAATGTTACCAGGTTGTGCAGTTAAATCACATAGTGTTACATTACGATTATAATCATCTAATACTCTATGTTCTTTTTCTTCATGATCAACCCAACGTTGCAACATTAAATTATTCCAATTAAAACCTTTACTTGTTCTATCCTCAAATGCTTCTGTAAGACCTACTTTGTTTCTTGTGCCTTTTACCCTTACTCCAGGATATGCTGAAAACACATTATCACTAGTGTCACCTCTCATGCATTTTACAAACAGTAACCATTCAGGATTAGGTGCTTCTTTTTCTTTTCCTGTCTTTTTATCTATTACACGAGCACCTTTTTCATCAAAGTATCCTTCGTGTGTTATAGTTGTTTTTTGTACACCGTTGTACTGTCGAACATTAGGTGCAATAAGTTGTGCAAAGTCTCCGTCAGTTGATACAATTACATGATCATCATTAGGATGTGATTGAATCCAACCAGCAATTAAATCATCTGCTTCTAAATTTTGGTGTCTTAGCACTGTGCAATTTGTTTTGTTCTTAATAAACTTTGTAAAGTCATCAAATGTTTCCCAAAAAACTTTTTCTTCTTCCTGTTGTGATACAGTAAGAGCATCTCTTGATTCTTGCCTATTACGTTTGTAAGGAGCATAATGATCTTTACGCCAACTGCGTCCTTCTAAACAAAATACAACATGACTACCATCAAAATCATTCCATGCTTTTCTAATACTTTGGAATGTAGTGTGCAAAGCCATTCCTATTTTAAGTTCTGTCTCACCTCTTACGGCGTGTCTTGCTCTAAAAAATGTGTTTGCAGTATCTACTAAAATATATGTCATGTGTTTTTTAACCTTAATGCTAGATGTAAATCTGTTGTTATTGTGTTTTTACTCGCCATATCAAATAAATCAAATGCCATACTTACTCTTTTGTTATCTTCGTTGTGTACAGGTACACTGTGCAGTACATGACTTGGAAAAAATGTTAAACCTCCTTTAACATTTGGAAAATCCATAAGCACATCATCGTCTGCTGGAGCATAGTATACAGTCTTTGTGGCATAGTTGTCAAGATGAATATTGCCACTTAGGTAAGAAAAATGTTGAGCACCATGTCCGTGTTGTGTAATTGGTTGCCCTTTATGAACAACATTGGCCCAACTGTACATATACAAGTCTCTTACCAGTGTGCCATTTGTATGCATAAATTTTACATATTCTGATTGTATCCAATTAAGTAATTCTTTGAACACTGGTATTTCACGTGTCACTTGAAATAGATTATAAGAATTATATTGTGCGGTAAGACTATTTTCACCTAAACCAGTTCCGCCATCACCTTCAGTATTCTTTTTGTATTTTTGAACAATATTTGTTTCATTGTCAATTATCCATTGACGCATTTTGTCTACTTTACTCTCATCAGGAAACTGCGTATTCCAAAATGGTATACTCCAAGTTGGTGCATATTCATTCTCTGGATGTAAACTTTTCCAAGTATGTAGCATTAACTTATCTCTGATTTTCCGTCGCCAATGTTTTTAGTGTTAATATAACCAGCACCCATTGGAGTATCTGGAGTAGCAACACCTTGATCTTTAGCAATATTTCCACAAAGTTCTTTGAACCAAGCATCAACAATGGCTTCTTCACTGTCGCCTTGATATCCTGCAAGTCTAAGATCTCTAACAAAGTATTCATTCCAATCAAGTTCAAAAAATCCATTACGTGGATTTTTAGGATCAAGTTTAGTTTCTAATACTTCTACATAAGGCTTTTTTTCTTTTGTTGCTTTTGCTTTAGCATCAGTACCTTTGTCTTTAGACACACTTGCAGGCACATGACCTTTGTCAAACATTTTCTTAAGTTTATCTAACATTACATATACCTCCTAATTTTTTCATCAAGTCTTTCCTCTTTAGGTTCCCCATGCGTTTCCGAAGATGTCGACGTGTAGTCTAGGTGTGTATCTCCAGCCTCGTTCCATTGCGAGGTTTGCCACTCGTCTTGTGTTGAGACTGTATTCTTCCGACCGTCCTCCGAGCGGCATGACGTAGACCGGTACGTCCACACCTGCTCCATTGTATTCTTGTACTGCTCTGGAAACTTCGTCCACATCAGATTCATTAGCCACAACAAACTTGAAATACATACTAGAGTTGGGTATATCATAATATGACCTAGCAATTTCAGGCTTGATAGCAGTATCCCAAGGCTCGCCTGATACGGAAAGTTTCGGACTGCATGACCAAGTGACTTCAAATCTATTTTGAGATCCAAGATAGTCTTTGAAATCTGGATGGAGTTTCTGTGTTGTATTTGTTTCAAACGTGACATTTTTTAAATCTCCCATTTTAGGATGTTCAAAAAGATCTATATAAAATCTTTGCCACCCAAGTAAAGGCTCACCGCCTGTTAATATAAAATGAACATCTTGCCCGTTGCTCATAGTCCATTTGCCTTCTGGCGTTAGACTTAGAACATAATCTACAACTTCATCTATTGTATGATCCTTCATAAACTTTTTAAATTCAGGATAGATACTTGCATACGTATCACAACCTGTGTGTATGATAGGCAATTCTTCAAACGTATTTACTTTATCTAAAACACCATCATCTAATAGTGCTTTAACTTCAGGATTATATTTTATTCCATTTTTTAGTTTTTCATCTCGCATAGGTTCGCCTTCGGGCAAACCAAAATTCATACAACGAAAATTACAACCAAATGTTCTTAAAAAGACTGAAGGAACACCAACAAAACGTCCTTCACCTTGCACAGAATAAAATGCTTCTGAATATCTTAATTTCATTTATTACTCCTATACTTTATAATATAATGCATATTTAGGTTTTTGTCAAGTGTTTTCCAAAATTTTATTTGTCGCATCAACTATTTCTTCTATGGTATATTTGCCATTTATTTCTTTATCTAATGCTTTTCGATAGTTTCCTTTTTCTGGAATCACGTGTCTTACACCCCCACGCGGATCTTCCATATCGCCTTTACGCCTTGGAATCAAATGTACGTGTGGATACATTATAGTTTGGCCTGCTTCTGCTCCAACATTTTGTCCAATGTTAAAACTATCGCAGTAACCACGTTCTACCCAATCATAACCCCATTTATACGCCGCTTCAAAACACTTTGTTAAATGTTGCCAATCTTGTTCTTTGGGTACAAACAATAAATGTCCCTCTGTCACAGGGTACTTGTCTTTAAAAACTGTAAAACCTTTTGCGTCAACAACAACGTCCGACCAAGGTATGTCTTTAAACTCCATAATTCAATTCCTCAGTAATATATCTTTTAAGTTCTTTATCTTCAACATTTGCAGGAATTTTATTTTTGTAAAATATTTGATAACTGTCTG